CATTCCCGTCGTGGGGTGGATTATCGCGATTATCACCGCCGTCACCGCACTGGTAGCTTTCCTGTGGAACAAGTTCGCCGAGGTGCGCGCCTTCTTCTACGGGCTGGGCAATTTCCTCAAGGTGTTCTTCCTGGAGGGATGGCGGTTCATATTCAACGTGGTGCGTGCCATCATTGACGTGATAAACCCCGCCAACTGGTTTGACGATGATTTCCATTTCTCAGACGTGTGGGACAGGCTTGCCGGTCAGGCGCTCGAAGGAGGGAAAAAAGTGGGAAGCGCGTTCTCCGACGGATGGAAGGCGGGAATGGAGAATTGGGAAAAGTCGCACCCAAAAGAGAAAGAGGAGGAAAAGGAGAAAGAGTTCAAGATTGCCCCCAACGCTCCGATAAACCGGATCAGCGGGACGAATAACGGTAGCGGCTCCTTTACCGGTGGACAACTGGCAAAAGGACCAGGTGGCAGCGGCAGTGGAAACGTACGGAATATCACAATGAACGTGACGATGAACAACAACTTCCATGTAGCCGGAGGAAATGATATCAAAAAGATTTCGGACAGGGTGAAACAGGAAATATTAGCCGTCATGACGGACGCTGTTCCGGCGGCGGGATAAGGAGGAAATGGATATGATTTCAGGAAACGGAGCATTGAATATCGGCGCGCTTTTTACGGAAGTGTTCGGGATATCATCCCCGATATACCTTCCGTGGGGGCGTGAATTGAAAGACTATGAACCGGGAGACTACCGGGGTGTGACCTTTGTGGATGAGAGCCAGGCGGAAGCGTACAGCTGGATGGGGACACCCGTCATCGGGACATTCACGCTGGACGGTTGCGAGAAGTACAAGACTTATAAGTCAAACGGTTCGCCCGCGACGGTCAACCTGGCCAGTTTCCTCATGCCGTACGCCACGGTCGTGTCCTTCTCCCGCCCGATGAACGTGTCGAAAACCAAAGTGCTCGGCACATATGGTACCGTGAAGGAAATATACGGGCTGGATGACTGGAATATCATGATACAGGGGTTCTGCATCGAGGACAGAAAACGCCAGGGGTACAGGACGGTGGCCGAACAGGTGAACGCGCTGTGCAAGTTCAGGAAGGTGACGGAAGCCATCGGTGTGACGGGGAGCATATTCAACGACAAGGAAATATACGCCATCCTCATCGAGGAACTGAATTTTAACCCGGTACAAGGTAACAGCTCGGTGATGCCCTTTACGATACGGGCGATAAGTGACACGCTTGAAAACCTGCGGTTATGAGCTATATGATGTGTGCACGGATCACATTTCCGGAAACGGACAAAAGAGGCGGATTCCGGACATTCCTGGTTTCTTCCGTACGTATCGAAAGTTCGTGGAAGCTGCTGACGGATACGGCGGAAATCGTGCTTCCCCGGAAAATGAGTCATTACGAGGGAAAGAACCTGGCGGATATCCTTCGCGCCGGAGACCGTGTCATGATAGAACTGGGATATGACGGCAACTGGGTGACGGAGTTCGAAGGATACATCCTTTCCGTATCAAGGGGCATTCCCATTACCGTGAAGTGCGAGGATGAGATGTACAGGCTGAAACGGAAAACGGTAAGCTATTCAAAGAAAAGCGTGACTTTGGGACAGCTGCTCAAGGATGTGGCCCAAGGATACGAAGTGAAGACCTCATTCGGTGATACGGAACTGGGAGCGGTACGTTATGCCCAAAAACGGGTGTCGGAGATTTTCGACGATTTACAAGAATTGGGATTCTACACCTATTTTATAGGAAAAACGCTGTATTGCGGAGATGTGTATTCGGACAAGACGGAACTGCCGGAAGTGAGGATTGAACTGGAGAGGGAGGCGGTCAGCCAGGACCTGAACGAGACGGACGGTGAATATGAGGTCATCGCTACCGCTATGCTTGGAAAAGGCAGGAAACTGGAAGCGAAAGCGGGTGTTCCCGGAGCTGAGACCTTTAAAATCAGATACAGTGACAAGGATATGAGGATTACGCCGGAAACACTGGGGGATTTCGCCAGACGGTTCTACGAACGGCTCAAGAAGCAACGCTACAAGGGAGGTGTGGAACTCTTCGGAACGCCTTCCGTCACTCACGGAATGATACTGGAACTCAGCAGTGTGATTACTCCGGAAATGTCCGGAAGATACTTTATTGAGAAGGTGACGAAGGAGTTCAGCGATAACGCCACTTACAGGCAGAAACTGGAATTGGGAGGACGTGCGGAATGACAATTGACGAACAACTGAAAAAAGGATTTGAAAATATAGGAAAGAGCGGCCGACAGGCACAGTTGCGATGGTGTACGGTCACATCCGTGGACAAGGAGAAACGGGTAATGGATGCCGTCGGGGAATCGGACGGGCTTGATTACTTTGACATCGGACTGGGAACGGGATCCGTCAATGTATATCCAAAACCGGGAAGCCTGTGCCTGATAGGCATTGTGGAAGGACGGGAAACCGACTCGTTCCTCATTTCCGCCGCGGAGGTGGATTCCATTGAGGTCACGGCGGAAACGATTGTCATAAATGGCGGCGGATTGGGCGGACTGGTAAAAGTCGGGGAACTGACGGAGAAACTTAACGCTTTTATTGACGTGTTCAACAAGCATACCCACCAGGTAAGCACAACCGGAAGCGCGAGTGCCCAGACGGGAACGGCGGCCGCACCGACGGGTACGGCACAGAAAGTGAAACGGGAGGACATTGAAAATAAAAATATACAGCAATGAAAGGGATCTTACTGGCGGACAACGGAGACCTGGCAATCAAGCCTGTCCTTGAGAGGGACGGCATACGTTCAGGCATTATCATAGGCGGATCCGAGATACAGAACGCTTATATCGTATTGGGGATGAACCAGGGAGAATTGAAAGAAGACCCGCTCATCGGGCCGAACCTGCTGAGGTTCATCCGGGCGAAGGCTACAAAAACGGCTGTCATCAGACAGGTCAGGATACATCTTGAACGTGACGGGCTTGATTACGATGAACTGAAAGAGAGGATTAATATCAAATTGAAAACAGATTAAAAACGATTTAAAATGGATATCTACACATCAATCAGAAACTTATTGGCAAGCGTCTTTTCAGTGATGTTCGCCTATTTCGCACCGATCCAGAACATGGTATTCGTCATATTCTTCGTATTTGCCATCAACTGTATGGCGGGCATGATAGCGGGAATAGTGGCGAAACACGAGAGGTTCAACCTTAAAAAGTTCTTCCACTGCATGCTGGAGACTTTCGTCTTTTATGTCATAGTGCTCAGCGTGTTTACCATAGGAGAGAAAATGCGGAATCTGGACGGAGCGATACAGTGTATCACCGGAGTTGTCTACGCCATCCTCTATTTCTACGGGGTGAACACGCTGCGTAACCTCAATATATTGTTTCCCGAATCGAAAGTGATACGCTTCCTGTTTTATGTGCTCTCTTTCGAGGTGGTGAAGAAGATACCTTATATGCAACAGTTTATAAATAAAGAAAAGGAGGGCGGAAAATGACAGTAAAAGACTTTGTGAAGTGGATTTATCCACAGGCTAGGAAGATGGGGGAAATCAATCCGGTATTCGTCACCGCACAGGCGGCGCTTGAAAGCGGATGGGGAAAGTCCGCCATCGGAAACAACCTGTTCGGCATTACGAAAGGCTCGTCCTGGAAGGGTGCGGTACGGCTGGTTACGACTACGGAATATTTCAGTCGGCCGGACATCGGTTTCAAGGCTCCGGAAAAAGTGCTGCAAGTGGTCAGGCTTTCGGAAAAACGCTACAGATATACTGTCAAAAGACTGTTCCGCGACTACGACAGCGTGGCGGACTGCCTGGCGGACCACCTTGCCATACTGAAGAAACCCGGCTTTGCGGACGCGTGGCCATACCGCAATGACGCGAAAGAATATGTACGCAGGATTGTGGACAATACAGGTCCGAAATATGCCACGTCACCGGACTATGTGGCTACAATGGACAAGCTGTTCCTGATGGTTGAGAAAGTGGTATGGGAGGAAGAGTTATGAGAACGGCGTACATACTCACCGTTTTCCTGATGTTGGCATTATGCTCCACAGGATGTCGTAGCCCGCAATATATCCCATATCCGGTGGAAAAGGTGGTGCATGACAGTGTCTTTGTCAACCGGATGTCACGTGACAGCGTCTACCGGCGGGACAGCATCTACGTAGACCGCACGGGTGACACCGTCTACATCTACCGGGACAAATACCTGTATCTGTATCGTGACCGGACGGACACGCTCTTTCGTGACAGGGTAAAGACGGTACGGGAAGCGTATCCGGTTGAGAAGAAACTTACCTGGTACCAGTCGGCGCTCATCTTTCTCGGAGGTCTGTTTTTGGTATATATTATCGTAACGCTTTATATAAAAATGAAAAGGCCATGAAGGTGACAGTAATGCAGGGGCAGTCGCTGGTGGATATTGCCATGCAGGTGTACGGCAGTGCGGAGGGGGTGTTCGCGCTGGCTAAAGAAAACGGGCTTTCGGTAACGGATGAGGTCTCTCCCGGACAGGTGCTGACGTATGATCCGGGGAATGTAGTGGAAAAGTCAGTATCCGACTATTATGACACCAATGGCGTCCGTCCCGTTACCGCCTTCGTGAACCTGGAACTAGTGTTTGATGAAACTTTTGACAATACATTTAGAAGCTTTGACAGAAATGAGCAGAACAGTTAAGGATATCAGTCAGGAAATAAAGGAGGCGTTCATTGCCAATATAACCTTGCAGGAGGCCTACGGCCTGTTACCGGACAAATCTTTTGATGACCAGTTCGCCACCTCCAGTATTGAGGCGGTTCTTATCAATATAGTCGCATCCGTGATATGGCTGCATGAATCTCTATGGGAACTGTTCCGGAAAGAGATGGAGACATTGATAGACAACAGCTATGTGACATCCCGGCCATGGTATTATCAAAGAGCGCTGGAGTTTCAAAACGGTGATACCCTCTCATTCGATGAAAGTACATATTCCTTCCGCTATCCTACCGTGGATGAAAGCAAGCGGATTGTGAAAAATGTCGCTATACGCGAGGTCACTGATAACAATGTGACGAAATTGAAGATCTATTTCAGTGACGAACGGAAACAGCCGCTGACCGGTGACGTACGTACGGCGTTTGAAGATTATATGAGGCAGATCGGGGCGGCCGGTACGCACTACCTGTTTGTCAGCCAGGTCCCCGATGAGTTGCGTGTTCACCTGCATATTTATTACGATCCGCTTGTTCTCGATTCGACGGGTGAACGTCTGGCTTCAGGAGGGAAGCCTGTGGAGGAGACCATTGAGAATTATCTGGATTCACTGGAATATGGAGGGGTGTTTTACGCCTCCGGGCTGGTCGATATGCTGCAAGCTACGGAAGGCGTGAAAGATGTTACGCTGGACGCTACCACATGGGATGGAAGCAAGGAGAACCGGAGAAAAATTGACGCGAAATCGGGGGCGTTCGTCTATGTCAGGAATGAAAGTGATATAACTTATGCGATTGACTGACCATGAATATTAACTGGAAAAAATGGATTTTGGAACGTCTGCCGTTCTCACTGCGTGTCAACAGGATATATGTATTCTGCCTTCTGTTGACATTACCGGTCAGGCGGCTCCATTCCTCATTTGCGAGGTGGAGTAAAAAGCTGAAAGGTAAGGCCGGGGCAAGTGTACAGGTCTGTATGTTGAAAAAGATTATCTACGATGAGATAGGCTCCAATATTGAGATAGATGAGGGAGACGGAAAGCCATACGATTTTATCGTGAGGACTTCGTTGGATAATCTGGACGGGGAAAGGCGCATGATCGCGCTCCTTGACCGATACAAGGCCGCAGGAAAATCATATATGTACGTAAATGAGCTGGTCTCTTATGAGAGCTTATGGGGAGAACATGTATGCGAGATATGCGAGTATTCGGCAGAGTGGACTTCCGATGGCTGGGTGTGCGAGCTCAGGCAAAAGGAAATCATCACCATCGAGGTAGATACTTATTATTGGGGTGACAAAGGGATGGCGCTGAGTATAACATCATCGGGACTGCCAAGGGAAATATTCGTTTACGCGACAGGCTATGGCGGAGGGGAATGGGTCATCGAACTACCGGCGGGATACACCGGGCCTCGGACTTTCCGCCACAACGATTTCGACCTTGCACGTCTGGGTATATCGCCCCGGGAAGATATAAATTACATATACCAACTTAAAGCAAATTAGGATTATGGCAAACGGATGGGGAAATAGCGGATACCGGCGGGCAACGACGCTGGTTGTGGACAAAAAAATAGGAGGAACCAGTATAAGCGGATATCCAAAAACGTACAGTGTGCTGGACACTTTTGGAAACTATATGGCGGTCACTGCCAAGGAACTGTCCATGATGTCACTGTCTGACTACAATACAAGGATGTCGGCCTTTAAACGGTATATTGAAGGTATAGAGACCGGAATTACAGTGGATGTATCGAATATAAGGGAACTCAATACAGGCGTATGTCCTATTACATTAACCGGAAAATAAAAGAAAAATGAGCAAACAACTGATTACGGAGTCGGAAGCTATACGAGACGAGGTACGCGTGGGGGCGAATTCTGCCAAAAGGGTGGGCACGCTTCTTGTACAGATGGCAAATGAAGTGAACGGAATATACACCAACGTGCTGGACTGGATAAACAACGACAGGCCGCAGGGAGGAGGGTTCATACTGACACAGTCGGATGTGGTTAACGCACTGACGGACGAGAGTGAACTGAAACCTTTGTCCGCCAAACAGGGGAAAATATTGAAAGCCATAATTGACGCGATGGTAGTGGATAATCTTGTAACGGATGATGAATCAAAAGCATTGTCCGCAAGACAGGGAAAAGAGCTGGCGGGGAGGATAGAAGGACTAAGCGAAGTATACCAGCCTTTGGGAGATTATCAACCGGCAGGAAACTATGCCGCTTCGGTTCATGAGCATCAAGCGTCTGATATTCAGGAAACAACAGACAAAAAAGTCATGACTGCGGAGGAAAGAAATATACTAAGTACTCTCGGAACCAATTTTGCCAAATCAGACTTCTCAAATGTCATTACAAAAAGCCTTTCTCAGAATGGATATTATAAATTTCCGGATGGTTTTTTAATACAGTGGGGGTATTTTAGCGGAGGTACTGCAAATAATCAGTCTATAAACTTCCCATTATCTTTTAAATCTTGTTTTTCCCTTGCTTTTTCTAGTACGACGGATAATACTAATAATTCTATATGGTCTGTGAATTATGCCGCTATATATGCTTCATATTTTACGGTTTATAGAAGGTATGCAGATGCAGGAACTATTGCTAACTCTTCACAGTCATTTAGATGGATAGCGATAGGGACTTGGAAATAGTATAATATCACAACATTATTTAAGTCATGAAATATTTTAGTAGAAAATTGGTAGCAATTTTAGTACTCATAATTTGGCAAAGTTCTCTCGGGACCAATTACGCTAAATCAGATATGTCTAATATCGTTACAAAATCGTTTGGTCAGAATGGATATATAAAGTTTAGCAATAAATTTATAGTTCAATGGGGATTTGCAACAGATAACCAAACTTATTATAAACAAACTGTTTACTTGCCTATATCATTTCTTGACGGATCATCATATGTTGTAGTAACTAGTGCTCGAAGCGACTATACTGATTATTATGTTGGTAGAACAATTGCCAGTTTAAGTGCTAGTTCGTTTGTAGTATCTGTAAATCAAGCAAACAAAGAACCTTTTTATTGGATTGCAATAGGTTATGGAAGATGATTTTATTTTAAACATAGGAACTTTTTATGCTCCCTATAATGGTAATAAAGGGTTTCCTGGTGAATCCTTTGATTGGTTTGCCATTGGAATTTGGAAATAATAAAATAGATAAGTATGAAGCAAAAAATGTATTGGAAGAATGGTTTCTACGACACACCGGTAGACGGTGCGGTAGAAATAACTATAGAAAATTACAGGGAACTTCTGGATGGGCAGTCATCCGGGAAGCTCATTGTTACCAATGATGAAGGGTATCCTGTATTGGTAGAAAACGAGTACTCCCTTGAAGATATGCGAAAAATAAAAGTATCTGAGATTCAATTGTTTGACAAATCAAAAGAGGTCAATTCTTTTGATTTACAGGCTAAAAGTATGTGGTTGGATAAGTCTACACGTGTTGGATTATTTAACTCAATTAATATCGAAAAAGAGGCGGGCAAAACGGAGACTGTGCTTTGGTATGATGCAGTAAAATATATCATTCCAATATCAGATGCTTTGGCTATGTTGAATGCTCTGGAAATGTATGCGCTTGAGTGCTACAATGTAACACAATCACATATTGCAGCAGTCAAGGCATTGGATACAATCGGAGAGATTGAAAGCTACGATTATACCGTTGGTTATCCAAAGAAGCTTAGCTTTCCGGGATAGCCGGTTTTAAAGTTGTAGGCTTCGATTTCTTCTTTCGTTTCCAGTTGATTAATGGCTTTGATATGCCCTTGTGTTGTATGGTAACACGCAAGGGCGTATAACTCTATCTGTTGTAGCATATCAATGGCTTTCTCGATTGATAAGACCAACTTTGCATCATTTAGCCAGATAGTCGTTTCGGATCGTCCGGATTCCCTTTCAATACTAATTGAGTTCATGAGACCTACACGTGTAGCCTTGTTTAGCCAACCGGATACATTATCAATACTAAAACTATTCACCGATTCGGATGAGTCATACGCCTGTAATTCCGATATCTTTTGGGCTTTCAATTCTAATAACGTTTGTTTGTATTCCTTCAATACGGGATATCCTTTCTCGTTCTCTACGATTATGAGTCCGGCAGATTGACCGTCTAATAATTCTTGCCAATACTTTTTCGTAATCTCTATTGCACCTTCTTGGGGTGTGTCGTAGAAACCATCTTTCCAATACATTTTTTGTTCCATAATTATTCTTTATTAATTATTTCCATCGACCTATTGCTATCCAATTAAACTTAGCACTCGAAACTCCAGTGTTAGTAGAAGAGAAATTCCTATCCAACTTAAACGAACTCTTTGTAGGATTGGCAATCGGCAAAGCTGAATATACATTATTATCAGAAGCATCCTTAATGATACTTCCCTGAATGATATAATCTGCATCCAAAAAGGATTCAGTTAAGTAAATCGTTACACTTGGAGAAGTAGAGCCGGAATGTTTTCCCCATTGGATTAGCAATCCATTACTACATTTCAGATACCCATTTTGTCCTAAACTTTGACTTTCTACCAAAATAGACTTAGTCCCGAGAGTACTTAGTAAGATGGCATTTAAATACTCTTTATATAGATATTCAAATGCCATCTTATAACGTACTATTTTCTTTTAAAAATCACATTTCGTTTTGTGTTAATATAGCTTTAGTTGTTACATTTCGTTTTTTACATTATCACATTTTGTTTTGGCGATTGTAGAATAAACAAAAGGTTTCTTTTATATGATAGTTTAAATCTACAACCTCTTTATTCTTATCTTTACTAGATATTAAAAGCAATTATTCAATTAGCAAAAGGATGTTTTGAATTTTTTTATCTGCTTTTTTATACCCTCTTTATTTCGCATATCCGACAGGATGATTTAGTAATAAATATTGGGACTTTTTTAGTTTTAATATTTTTCCCAATGTATTTTTATCCATTGTCATCCGTGGTACTGTAACTAAGCCAGCCGAGGAACAGAATAGTGAAATATTTTGAGAAATAATCCCAGTATCACAAGCTCCTACAATTAGCAACTGTTCAGGATTTCCGCTATTGAAGCGAGACAAGTCAGCGACCAGTATCAGACATACAGGGGCTTCTGTTACAAAATCCTGTTGTCCGGCTACGGCAGAACGATAATCACCTTTAGCAACAGGTTGTAACTGATGTGCTTTAGCATCGTACAAATAACACCCATCTTTCATACATACATATATGTCAACTTCCTGTACGTTATTTGCCGATGGTGCGGTACGTTTGCCTTCTGACGAACGGTTTATTCCGTTGGCTGCCCAAAGCAGGTCGGATAAATCCTGATGCGTCAGTTGTTTATTGGCAAATGCTCGTTCCGAATGTCTTTTATCCAATGCCTGCATCAATGTAACATTTCTGCTTTTATCCGGCTTATTCAAATTTATAACTTTCAATTCTTGAGCCTGTAATCCCATTATAATGCCCAATAATAAAACTGATAAAATTACTTTTTTCATATCTGCTCCTGTTATTTACTCAAATGAAGTCTGATTACATTTTCAATGATGGGTTCATAATTCATTTTATCAAACTTGACGAATAAATCATCTTTTGAGCCAATAACACCACCGTCACCAATAACCATTGGAGTGACATTGAAATAAATGTCTGTTACCAAATCCTTGTCAAGGAAAGCATTGTAAGTCTGTACTCCGCCACCAACGACTATTTCTTCCATTCCTTTTCCTCTCAGGTATTCTACCGCTTCTTCAGGAGTATGAACGGTTTTGTGACCGCTTCGGGCTTCGTGATTGTTGGATAGCACGACGATTTCTTTTCCTGCAAGGGCATCTTGCAACGCATCGATAAACATGGTATAAGTAGAATACCCAAAAACAATGTTGCCGGACTCAATGGCTTTCTGTACAAGAAATCCCATGACTTCCGGTGCTATCTGATGATTGGGATTGTTTGCCAGCAATACTTTTCCATTTGCTGACACTGACGCAATTAATGTTACTTTCATACGATTGTTTTTTTATTGTTAATATTAGAAACATCCTTTCAATATCGAATGAATGTTTTGATTTGATGCAAAAGTAGTGTATCTTTGCTTACTAAAGTATATCAATATACTTATGTATAGTAATATACAAGAGTATAGTTATGGACTATTTAAATAAACTGGTTATATGGAAGACTTTAATGGATGCCCTTATTCAAATGTTGTTGCTCTAAATGATACGCTGACCATTTTATCCGGTAAATGGAAGCTTAATATTATCCGGGCTTTGCTTTTTAGAAAGTATAGGTTTAATGAACTTCAAAAGAAAATACCTCACATTACTCCCCGTATGCTGTCAAAGGAATTAAAAGAACTCGAATTGAACGGAGTTGTAAAGAGAGCTGTTTATAATACAGTGCCAGTGACGGTAGAATATGAATTGACATCTTCCGGGTTTCGGTTGAAAGAATTAATTGCAGCAATGATTCAATGGGGTGTTGCTCATCGGGAATATGTGAAGAGTGTCAATATCAATGATTGATACGTTACATAAGTTAATTATCCTTAGGTAACTTGGTGTAAGGTGCAAACCGGTTCTTCGTCAAATTTGGTGGTAATCTCTTTTTTATTTCACCGGTCTTCTTCTTTCTTAATCCTATTAAAAGTTGTAG